AGGAGTAACTTCAGAAAAAGCTCCATCATAGCCAGTGCCGAACCCGGAGCCATCATATGCTCTGGCTCCGTTGACCTCAACGATAAGCGTAGATATGTCAATCCCGGTACCATCATCGATAATAGAAAATTCGATTGTGGTGTCGAGGTCAACATTCTTCTCACCCTCTGCGGGTGTTTTTCCTGAAATTGACAACATTAACTAAGTCCTAAGAGTATCTCTTTTTTTTCTGGCTTTTCTTGTTCCGGTACTTTGTGATAAGTAAGCAACTCATCCACATATTCCTCAGCCGCTTCCTCGCCTCTTGATTCTTTTTCGTCTTCGATTTGGGCGATGAAGGCTTCTTGCTCATCTGGTCGGTCAATGTATTCAACTCCTTCATAGGGATCTCCTCCCGTACCTTCTCTTCTCATATGCTGGAAGACATGGACAAGCTCATGGACGGGGTATCGCATGAGCACATCAAATTCTTCTTTGATGAGTTCATTATTCAATACCATTTCCCCATTAACAGTTTCGGCAGAGGTTTCGATGTCATCAAATTTGATCACAACGCCATCAATGATATCGGTAGTGAACCCATATTCTTTGCATACCTCTTTTACTACGTCTCTTGTGCGAAGTTCGTCCTTGATCTCTTTGATCAATCTGACAGAATTCTCAATCGAGAGATATAGTTTTTCGGTATTCTCGCTGGCGTAGATGATAATCATACTGATGCTTTAAGCTTTCCTTTTTGTTCTGAGTCAATAGGGGAAAGTTTCATTTCCTTTTCTTTTCCCATCTCTTCTGTTTTTGAAATAAGTTTCTTTAGGCTTTTCCTAAATGATTCTTTGGTGCTGAGGCACTCATCAAGCAGCTTCTGTATTTCTTTTTTATCAGAGGATTTTCCAAAGGTCATGTTAATCTCCTAGCTTCATGTCAAGAATGAAATTCATCTTATCAATGCCAAGAGAAAGTTCTGCCATTGTTTTGTTATAATCCTGCAAGACTTCCTTAAGCTCATCAACTCTTTCATCGTTGACTTCTTGTAGTTTTTCCTGTAGGGCATGTGCGGCTTTGGCCTGTTTGCGGTTGATATCTTTGAAATCATCCATAGCTCTGCCGATATCTTCAATTTTGCTATAAGTTAGCTCATGCTTTGAAGAAAGCTTCTTAAGAGAATCGTTGATATCAACGCTCTTAGTTTTGTCCTTTCCGGTCAAGGACCATGCCCTTTCTCTGAAAACGATCCAGGCAAGAGAAGCTGCAAGTAGCACGCCCCAAATCCCGCCCTTAGCAATTAAGTATTCGATAATTGCATCCATTAGATAATCCTCCTTGCTCTTAGGTGACGGAGCCTTGTGAAAGCAGGTGCTCCACTTGCCATGTTGGAATAGCTTCCAAATCCGCGCGGCCCAGGTCTGATGCTATTCTTCATAAACTTCAGTCTTTCTCTGTAACTGGTAAGCCAAGTGCCATAGTGGGACTGCAAGAAGTCACCCAACTGTGGAGGCTGGTAGCTAACTCCGCCATCAGTAATTGTAAAGTCACGACCCTTCTCGATGATTGCCTGTGATGCAATTGCAAAAATATATGCCCCTTCAACGATGGCTGAAGAAAATAGGGTCTGAATAATTTGGTCATGAAAACCGTAGGTTGTGAAGAATGGAATCATATTAAACTCTGATAGAGCTTGACATAAGAAGCACACAAGTGTGTCATCATCAAAAACATTGCATTCTTCTGTAATGAATTCACCGTAAGCATCCTTAACGAAAGCTCCGAATTCATCACGAACCGGCCTTAAGCCTGTTGATCTAAGTCTTGCTTTGAGGTACTTGAGGAGCACATTAATTCCATAGATTTCTGCTTCCGCAAAATCAAAAACTACATCATCTGCAATCGCGATAATGCCCGGTCCTACATCCGCAGAAAGAGTCACCTCTGGTGCTACGGTTGAGAAGAATAGTGTGGTCTCGAATTCTACCTCATCAATGATGGCAGTCCAATCGTCCATCCAAGATCCTTCTTCTGCGTCATCAGGAACTCTATAAGTATACTCGTACAGTCCAGTGTCAACAGAAAGCACACCGCGAGACGTTGCTGCCAAAATCTCCTCGCCATCGGTATTCCTTACGGAAATCGTAGGCGTAGAGTCGGCGTCAACAGCGTCTCCGCTGGCGTCGTAGAACTGAACCTGAAGAGTTACTTCTTGTCCTTGTACGGCTAATGATCTTGGGTTTGCCATTGTTTATCCTTACTTGCTGTATAGAAACTTTTTAATTCTGCGAACGTGGTAATCGAATTTACTACAGTCACTATTAAGATATTCGACAGCGAGAATGTCAGCTACATCTTCAGGATCATCCAATTGAAACTCAAATTTACCGTCACTGCCTTTAGTTGCCTTTAAGAGTGCGAGACCCCTCATGGAAAGGTACGCTGCTAAAGGTAAGTCAGAGGTCTTATATGTCGTATCATCCGTCTTCATCAATCCTCTCCTTATTAATAGAAGCTTCCTGCTTCCTGTGAGCGCCTATAGAACAGGTTGAAAATCCTTTCGGAGCCTGTCTTTTGCACCTCTCTCCATTGCCTTTTGTTGCCCCACATCGGACAAACGCAAAGCCAACGAGATGAGCAGCATCGAGCGCTTCATCTATAATTTCGTTATTAGTCTCTTCATTATCTAACTCATCCAATATCATTCCGAAAGAAGGCACAGGTTCCTCTTCTTCTTCAGCCTCTTCCATCATAATAAAAGATGGCTGAGGCTTCTCATCTACAGCCGAAGTATTGCCAGTGTATGAGTCTGTAGTAAAGAAGGATTGAGAGCCAGGAGCATCAGCAGCTAAGCTTCTGGATGACTTGATGTCAACAAGATCCCTTTCGAAATCAAAGAAGTCATCGTGAGATAGCTCTTCTTCCGTGCTCATGTCAACGTGGTTTTTGCCTCTTCTGTTATTGTTTAAGGGATCAACTTTTGCCTGAAGCGGAGTAGCTTCAACCCTTGACATTCTTTTTCTTAGCTTATCTTTTGTCATGATTCTTCACCATCATCTTCTGTTAGTTCATTTTCTTTGCCGATATCGGACCACCATTTTTCATCTACCACATTGTCCTCACTGTTCCAAAGTTTTCTATTAAAAACTAATGGATTATATATTTGTACCTCATGGTCCATCTCATCAACAATCCATCCAAGGATTTTGCAAAAGTTCTCATAAGAATTTGCAAGACACAAATCTTGATATCCTCCGGCCAAATAGATCTTGATATTCTCATTTTCAATTAACAGTTCTTCCATTGTATTTTCAAAAAGTTCTGATCCCATACTTCTATCATGAGAGTGTACTGTGCTTGCCTCAAGAAATCCTCTTAAGCTTCTCAGTTCCTCAGACTTTTCTTGGTCCTGAATTAGTCCAAGGTTGGCATATTCATATGAGAATAAAAAGTTAGTGAAAACTAAATCAAACTTCGGCACATGAGCCTTCACCTTATTCGAATATTCTACAAAGGAAGAAGTATTTAATTCTGATGCAGAATCAGGATGGACCAAAATTAGAAGGTTCGAAAATTGTTTGCCAGAAGATTCTGAAGAACTTTTGTAAAGCTCCAGACAATCTTTTGATTCCTTATGAAACCCCTTTTCGGATAGGGTTCTTGACAACCCAATCATCCGATCAGAGGCCCTGGAGGTCTTGAAGTATTCAGCATTAGCAGTAGGCTCATCGTATTTGGCGATGCCAACTAATTTTGCCTTTGCAGGCTCTGAGCCCTTATATCTTAATTCGCCCGGGTTATGCGCCGGCTCGACATCATCTTCGTTCAAGAGGATTATGTAGACGCCATAGTCACTCATTTTATAAACCGCAGTTGTAATTGCGTGTTCCACGGCAAACTTTCGACTTGGAGTTAAATAATCTCCTGGCCGGATATAGTCTGCCTCAACTGGCATGGCTCGATAATAGAACTTCATATACACCTCATCTGAATAAGCTAATTATTAGCATCCTAATGTATTAGGAGTTTTTAATGGACAAGCTTGCGAGTCTCATCAAGATGATGGAATCGAAAAATCTTCATGAAGAAGTAGAGATGCTAAGAAAGTTAGCCACTTATTGCTCCGGATTCTCTTTTGCATGGATATCTCCAAGCGGAGAACTTTACGAACTTTCATATGGGACAAGCCACGCTGAGTTTGCCACAGATTATGTTAAGAAGAACGACATAGACTACAGAACAGGGATGTCGTTTACACCTTCTGATTATCTGGTTGAGATAGGGTGGGCAAGAGTTTCTAACGCATTTGATATGCAGGTTCTAAAGCTTCCTTTGACAAACCAAGCAAACATGCATATGGCAGAAATAATGGGAACATGTGTAGCTCAAGGAAAAGAGGATATAGAAGTTAAAACTATGTATGTAATAGAGGGCTCCGGAGACAATGAAAGATCTGTTGCTATGCCAGTAGTTCAATTTGTAGAAGGCTACATGCAACAGGAAGCTCAAGAGAAATTTTATAGCAAAATCTTAGATTGAAAACAAAAAAGCGGACCCTGATACAACAGTGGTCCGCTTCGATGCTTAAGTTTTAATTAACTATCTATGTGTTTGAAAAAACTTCATTCTCAAGAATCCTTTGAGCTTTTACAGGAAGGAGTTCCTTTATCTTCAGCATGTCCGTTCTGTTATAAACCCTGGTGTTCCTAAAACCATAATTGACATAAGCTGAAGAATTTTCTAATAACCATACATTTTTCATATTCGATGAAATCTTTACATGGTCTTTGTAGAACGCATGATCTCTTACATTTTTTTTATCAATAAAGAAGGTCCAGTCCGGATCCTCTGAAATGATTTGTTTGATTTGCATAAGAAGCGGCTCAAGCCTCGCCATCTCTTCTGCCTTTGCTATCGCAAGCTTAGCCGCCTTTGCTGCCTCTCTTGCTCTAATGATAGCTCCATTAGCCCGAGCTATCTCATTCAGCCTATCTCGCTCCTCCTGTGCAATCCGTTTCTCTTCTTTGATAAGGATCTTGCAGTCTTTGCAAATCGAAGGTCCGCCGGGGCGAGTCATGTGTTCTTCGCCACATTTAGCGCAGGGGAAAGGTTTGTTTAAAGATTCCAAATATGCTGGAAGTTCCACTTGCCATGCAGCTACTTTCTTCGCATGCTTAATAAATGTTGAAGCGTGAGTTTTTCCTTTAATCTTAACACAGGTTTGACAGTATTTTGATTTTATCAGTTTATCTCTATCGTGTTTGTAATAGGCATCTTTATTAATGATTGCTCCACCAAAACCATCTCCGCATAGTTTACACCTCATTTTAATTCTCCTCATCATTAGGTTCGAAATCAAATCTTATTTCAGCTCTAAAATCTTCAGCTTGATCAGCTACAATTATTTGGATGTTAAATATGTGATTACCGCCTTCATCCGCTTTCCCACAAACTCTATCGAGCATCTCTGCTGTATTTTTTGATATATAAATAGTGACGTAGTCCTCAGCTTTGTAACCCCATTTATCAATGGTTCTTTTTAGATCCAAACAGAAGGTTCTAAACGTGCTATACTTATAAGGATAGGTTCTAAATTTTGAGGCATTCATTTCTATTTGTTCCTTTTCAATCTGTTACAAAGCCGGTAGGGCAAAACTCGATCCAACCATTATCAGTTTCATTTCGTTTTAAATATATAATAGGGCCATAGGCAATAAAGCTTTTTTGATCTTCTCAACCTTAGGAGGACTATGTTTTTTGTATCTCTGACATTTCTTACGTGATTTCTTTTTTAACTTTTTCATCCACCTTCCTTGTTCATAGCTTCATTATACTTTCTGAAAAACTGTAATCTCTAAACACAGAAAACCCCCGGCTCTTTCGAACCGAGGGTTTTGTTCTAATCTCCTACCGCAAAGAATGCCATCATTTTCTCACGTTGTGCTTTGAAAAATGGAATTTCAGAAGCTGCCTCTAACTGTTCATCAGATGATCGAAATTTATTTTTCAGCCTTTTATTAAACAAGTATCCTTTATTGTAAGACTCAAAGAAATTTAAAACAAAAAAATCCCCCGACTCCGAAGAGACGAGGGACAATTTTTAGTAGTGGTTCAAGCCACTTAGATGATCAGTCAGTGACAAAGCCAGAAGCAACGCCCCTAGGGTTCACGATACCGATACCGATAATCTCAGAAACAACCCAACCGAGCTTAAGCTGCTTAGGCTCGTCTGCTGGCAATACCTCGATGTCCTGACGGACAGGCATTACACCGACGAACTCCGGATCAGCCGAGCTGAAGACCTGCTTGGAAGGAACAATCTTAGAGACGATGATATCGGCTGCGAAGATAGAACCGTAAAGACCGGTCTGGAGGATTTCTCTGTGAGTTACAGGATCAATCTGTGACGCACCTGCTGCACCGGCAGACTCCCAATCAAGCATATCAGTGAATTCGTTGATGTTCATGAAGTACTTAGCTGTAACTAAGTCCCATCTGTCAACCTGACGCTTGAGGTTAAGAAGACCTGTCTTTGCAAGAGAGGTAGTGGTGGTTACGTTGTTAAGAGTCTGAAGTGCGTTCTCGCCACCCTTGTTGTCATCTGCCGCGAAGTCAAGTGCTGCAAAGATGTTAGCATCTTCTTGAGCCTGAATTTCTTGGCGTGCCTTCTGCTGGGCACGATCGATGACGTTGAATCTACGACGCTTAACTTCGTGGATTCTGACAGTCGGGTTAGATACAACCTCGAACTCAGGAACGGTAACTCTGTCACCGAATACGCGAGACTCTGGCACGGAGCCATTGCTTGAGATAACGGTAGCCGCTACATCAATATCTCTGTCGTAGACAGGAAGAGTACCCTGAGGAAGTGGATCGACAACAACAGCCTTACGGCCGACGCCTGCGTAATCAAGGTTCCTACGAATAGGGTTAGCCATTGCCTGACCAAGAGCCATCTTACCTTCGTGAGAGAGAAGCGCACGGCTAATCATCTCATCTCTCTGCTCTTCGGAAAGAGAAGGAGACTTGGAAAGTGAAGAGTTGCTTGGAGTCAACTGCTCGATTACTGCTGCGTACTTGACAATCTGAGAGAGTGCTGCCTGAACGTTTTCTGAGCTAAGCTCACCATGTGTGTTAAAAATAGACATATATTCTCCTTACTTCTGTACACCAAGAAGGTAAAGTGCTGCGTATTCTACCTGAGCGTCTCCACCTGCTGCTGCATTGGTGGTGGATACCAAAGAGGTATCTTCGAGACGACCGAGGAAGAGTGCTACCTGCTGACCAGCAGTGGTAGTACGAAGCTTACCGTCGTTTGTTCCATCAGCGGCTGTGCCAAAGAGGTCTCCATTAAGAGCGGCAGTTGAAAACTGTGTCTCGTTAATGAAAGCGTCTGCGGTTGCGCCGTAAAGTCCAGGCTTGGTCCAAAGTGTAACCTTTCCTGATCCGCGAACAGTGGAAGGACCCACTGTGATAATGCCGGTTGTGCTTGATGCGCCAAAACCAGTTCCTTTACCTACGGTAGTACCGATGACGGTGCCAAAGAGCGTTCCGTATCCTGTAGTACCTTCATCAACGAGTCCGTATAACTCACCGTCATTGGTTACAGAATCAAGTGAAACGTGAATCTGTGGTCCAACAGTGAATACATCTGCTGCGTAAAGATCGGTAGCTACGTTGAGTGCTTCAAAAACACCAACTTCGCCGCCGACTGCAAGAGAAGCGTCGTCGTCTTCGAGGTCGAACTGACCAAGGGGCTCAATACCGGGCTGTAAAAGCTTTAAAGCCATTTTTTGTATCTCCCTTAAGAGTTAAAAGTGAGTGTAGGTAAAACATTTTACTTACACTGATGAAAAACTTGATAGTTATTCGTTTGTTAATTCAACAATAATTTCATCAATTAGATCGGAAAGCTTAATGTTTCCTTCAGCGTCTGCTGTGTTAGCCTCTTTCACCAAAGCGTTCA